CCGGCCATGTCTTGAAGGCAAAGCGAGAACCGAGGAAAGGATGTGTCAAGGATACGCAGAGCGCCCTCACCCTACTGGGCATCGCTGCCCAGCGTGCGGAAGACGCTCCTGAGGCGACCTTGAAACCTCCTCCAAGTGCACGAACTGTATTGCCTAACGTCCCCCGTTTCACCCACGCCGCTAAAGCGCAGGCTACTCCGGAAGAAGACTGAGCGGCTGCCCAGAACTTCTGAGGTAGTCCACTAATATCCTCTCCTTGGAAGAAGAGTTTCTTAGCAAACTCAAGGGTATGACCCTTGGCGATAAGACTCTTAGAGAGTCCTATCTGCACCCCCAACAGTTTGCATAAAGCTCGGTATTTGGATGCTACTCTGCTATCAGCGATGACTAGGTCATCACCTAACACAGCGTAGAGGTCAAACCAACCTTTAATGCCTGCCCTAAAAGCGCAGAATTGCACCATTGCATGATGTGTTAGGGCCAACATTCCCCAAGGGGAATAAGCGCCCATTGGTTGTCCTACAGCGTACCGTAAGAAGCGCGAACTGAGTCCGCGTTCCCTTGCGACCCTTTTGGGAATTACGTAAGGGCGACCAACGAGGATGTTTCTCCACTTTTCAGCGAAGTCTTCTCCGAACACAGCCGCTAACAGTCGGCATTGGATCTCAATCGGGATACGATCCGTTGCACTCGACAAGTCATATGAATAAAATGTCGTGTCTGGCCCAACCTTCTTAATCAGTCTTTTGACTGGCTTAAGTTGATCGAATGTTCCGTCCTGAGGGATTTCCTTCAGGATCGAGAATAACCAATCGTGCAATGGACGAAGCGCCCATTGAGTCCAACAATCGACTAGTGCAACCACACGTACCTTCCCAGCCGGCTCAGTGAGTAAGGCAAGTCTCCCACACACGTTCTTCCCGAACCCGTGGGCATTCGGTAGGACCTTCACGTCCGGATCACTCCGGGATAGTGAAGTTCTCGAAACAGCTCTTGCGAGCTGAACGAAGTCCGCAGTTTCCTGCAAAACGGTGTAAAGAGCTTTAGTCGTTCCGGCTCCGCCAGGAACGAGTTCAAGGTAATCTAATAAAATATTAGATTTTAAACCTGCGAATCCACCCTCGATCCAGTTCTTCGCAGAACTGAATCTATGAGCAAAGCTGGTAGGAGTCCCCGTGAGGCTACCTGGACGCGATTCTTTATACAAGATTCGCTGATTCGACTCTTTAGTGATCCGAGGATCCTCAAATCGATCAGCGGAGATACTTGAAATTACGAATGGTTCGGGACGACCTAGAAGGGCGGGGCCCTTACCTAGGAGATCCTCCCCCGTGTGAGTTTCCAACCCGGGGATGAACTTCACTCTTATGAAGGAGCTCCATTCATCAAGAAACTTATTGCTAAGAGTCCTTCCGGCGTCGGTGATCGAACCGAAGTTCGGTCGCCCCTTACAGGGCATCACCCGGTACATTCCGAAGAATGTTAACCATAACTGGATTGTCACCGTGTCGCCACGGCGGATCAGATCACGCGCGAACGCGGGAATGATCCGAGGGAGTCCATCCCTTGTCCGTGATACGGCTACTTTCCCGATCGCTCGAGAAGAGTAGTTACCCATCACGCCAGGTAATGATTGCATTAAACAAAC